CTCAGCGGTGTGCTTATGCCCAGTCGGGCCAACATCCCCGCCGTCCGTTAAATTGTGTAGAATGCCCGTGCCAAGGTCTTTGCGTCCATAATAAGCAATCAAAAACTTCTCAGCAGTAAGAGCATCTGCCTTGTTAGGGTGCGACTGAATCAGCACCCTACTACGGTCATATCTGCTGTACTTACTGGTGGATAATCTAGGAGGTTTGGCACCCCGGTGCGATTCAAAAGCGCGATTACCCGTTCCTTGACCAACATAATAAGGCGTGGCATCTCCTCGCAAGTACATGTAGGTGTAAAAGTTCATGTTGGTCCCTTCAGGTTTTTTACAGGGTGTCATCGTTTGTATTCGTACCGCCATCTATGACCGCTTCTGGGTTAGACGGTGTGCTTATAGGCAGGCTGTCATCGTAGTAATGCATTCGGACTTCTAGCAGGCTACGGAAGATGAACCCTTTAGAGCCCGGTTCATATGCTAAGTCCCATGACTTAGTTATGATGCTGGATATTACTGCCGTTGCACCAGCATCAGGTAGGTTGCCAACGTAGTTTTCAAGTAGCGCACGTACCGCCAACTGTAGCGCATTTGCAGAGTAGTAATCAGCCGCATAACAGTCAAACTGCCAGATACCCTCACGTAATCCTGTATTACCTGACAGAGAGTAGAAGTCATTGGTTGCAATGTTCGACATAACCACACTGGGTACGCTAGTACCTTTGGGTTGAAGAATGAAATAGATTCGGTTACCTACTATGGCAGACGTTCCGGGGTCAGCAGCAAGTAACTCATACAAGCCTTTGGTGAATGACATTCATTGCCTCTCTCATGCGCCTATCCGTCGTTCTCTATCCAGCACCACAGTTCAAGCTGCACTTGCTGGCCGTCGATGTCACTAACGCTCTCAATGTTGTAGGTCTGGCTGTGATAACTAATCGTCATGTCGGATGTAGGGACGAAGTATTTGTTGTACCGGATTACAATCTTGAATGACGATGCGGCATTGCGCTGCTGGGCGGTATCGTTTTCCTTCCCTCGCCACATCGTTATACTGGCGTGAGTCGCCCACACCGATGCAGGAGGATTGAGGGTGCCATCAGACTCTGCGCCCGTTGCCTGCATGAAAGTAATTAGGCAGTTCAGTTCCGACGCACTTTTATAACGCACGCCTGTAGATAATTTCTTGGCTAACATGTTTTACCTCGGGATACGACAGCTGCGATACGATGTAAGCAGGGAGCAGAGAGTCATGTAAACTTCGGATATAGGCTCAACAGATGCGATGTTCCTCTGCTCATAGAAATGAGTTGCGAGATACATGACAGCAAGTTGTAACTGAGCGGGTACGCTTGCGGGGGTGCTTCCATACCCAGCTGTATACTGGATTTGTATGCAGTCCTGTCTGCGATCTGTCAAGGGCCACCACGAACCAACATTCAAAGTGATCTTGTTTGCCGTTACCGTGTAATTAGACGAAGGAAATGTCTGCAGTACCCCGTTCACGTCGTTGTATGTCACCACTGGGGCAACTACAGGCGAAGTGCTCGTCATCACAGGGCGTCGAATTAGCTCAATACTGTCTTTAGTCCAAAGACCTTGCCAGTACCATATCATCCACTCGTATGCTCTGCCCATTTGATAGTCGAGCAGTGCACGAGGGTCTTGGGTGCCCGGAAAGAAGTCCAGAGTCAGCAGCAGAGTTTCTGTAATCATTGCCGTCGCAGACATCTGCTCAACTTGGTCCGTGGCAGCGCTGATGAACAGGGCAAGCATGTCGTAGTCTGGGTTATTTACCAGCGGTGAGGTAGACAGGTATTGCGGGGGTAAGTCGAATCTCCCAAAGGATGCGAGTTGAGCGGGCGTAACCACAGGCACTGCTCGGGGCGTAATAACTGCTTCGTACATAGTTACTTCCTCCGCTCAATCTGTATACGCTTCAGACGAATGTCGGTATCATCAAATGCTTCGACCGCGTTCGTCTTGGTCGATACGTCAATACCGTGTTCCGTGGCAAGCCGCACCAACTTTTCATGGGCCGCTGGCTTCTCTGATGCGGGAATCTTTTCTTCTTGGTCGAAGCGGGCGAGTGCATCACGTAAATGGGACTTGGTCTTCTCTTCGGTAGAGAAGTGCCACGGTAGCGCCCACGTTTCAGTCTTATCAGGGTCACCTACCCAGATGAAATCACCAGCAGTCAAATCTTCGTCGGCAACCCGCTTGGTCTTTGCTACTAATTCAATCGGAGTGTTTTTAAAGATAGACAGGTCAAATGAATTGGTGACCTTCGCTTTATCCTTGCCTACAGAAGTAGCGAACTTACCTGCTACTGCTTGCTCGGGGCTCATCCATGTTTCTGCTGCCATCAACTTCAAGACAGCATCCTTTGCCATTCCTGTACGCTGCGTGTAAATATCTGCTGCGCTGGAAGTAAGTGTGTCGAGTACATCCGCCATCTTCCGCATGTCAACTGCATAACCCACAACAACTGCTTGGGCCTCGTGCACCATCATCACACTGCCGGGATTCATAGTGATCGTGTCGCCTGCCATTGCAATTAGAGAAGCTGCAGATGCCGCGAGCCCGTCCACTATGACATTTACGGGGGATTTACAAGCCTTTAGTGCGTTGTAAATGCTCGTCCCTTCAAACAGGTCACCACCGGGAGAGTTAACTCGGAGGGTAACCGATGTGTAATCCTTAGCAGAGGCTAGGGCATCAGACACATTGCCAGCGGTAATACCGTCGCCAAACATGTCAGCCCCAATGGGTCCATACAGAGAAAGATTTAGGACGCTTGTATCCACCCTAGAGGTAAAATAGAACTTGTTTTCTTGTTTCATTGATTTATGCCTTCCACTTGATAGATAACTCGCCGTTCTTCCATTCAACATCCGCAACTTTTTCTGAAGTGCCGTCGGGGTTAGCAACCCACAATTGATTTTTACTCAGTTCATAGTTTGGTATGCCAAATTGCTTGGCAATAGCTGCGTCCGCTGGGCTAGGTTTTGGGTCGGTATTATCTGGGTGTGTGTGTATAATCGCTTTGTCGCCGGGGTGAACCGTGACTGAACTTTTAGCGCTGTCGTGGCTTGATTGAATTTCACGAGGGTTACCCGCCCCATCAACTGTGAATGAATGCTCAATCTTGTCTGATCCATGCCCGTGAAATGATGTTGAAGCGGATGCATACAACTTTGTTACCTGTGCATTCACTTCTGGAGATTTGATAAGTGAATGAGAGTCACTACCGGGGGCAAAGCGTCCGTTAGATTCCCTGTTCGTGTCGCCATTAGTGACCATGTTGATAATCGCAGCTCGTGCTTCAGATTCGGTAAATGTCTTGTGTACAGATACATACTCTGCGGCAGTTTCCATACTGCAAGCGAGAACATCAGCAACAAACTCAGCGGTGATAGTACCTTTGGTCTGCTTTCTGATGACACGCTCTGAAAGTGAATTGGCGATAGTCAGTAGGCGAGCAGTTACCTTGGCTTTGTCGGCCTTGTCTGTCTGCTTGGTGCCTGCATCATCCGCATCAGGTTCCTTACCGGGCAAGTCTTGACCGGGGATGTATATCTCGCCATCATGGAATACTGCGGTGTTAGCAGGCAGACAGAACCAATCAAGACCTTCGACTGTGTCCATGTCTTCCGTGACGCGGACTTCGTTGGGGTTCATCTGGCCGGAACGTATCTGAATTTCATACGTCTCAGCGCGTTCTCGGAGTGATCCACGAAGGACTATGCTGGAATCATGCTTTGCATAGAAGCGACTGCGGTCCTTTAGGTCAACTAAATCCCGTGTGATGGACTGCTCGATGGCTGTGCAGTGAGGTAATAGAGAAGTCTGAAAATAGTCTTCTAAGAATGCCGAAGATGATGCATAGGTGCTGTTTTGCGCTCCCATACCCATCTTTACAAGCAAAGGTGCCCCGCCTAACAGTCGAATTACTTCCTCTGCATTCCACTTACGTGATTCTAGAAACTGTGATTCTTGCGCGTTGAAAGTCATCTTCTCCCACTTCAAACCACCGGGGAGAATAGTAAACTTGCCAGAATTCTGTGAACCGCTGAAATCTTTCTTTAGCCTATCCACAGTATTCTGGGCTTCGACTTCCGTCATGCCTGATTCTGGCGGTGCGACTAAGAAGCCGCCCATACCCAACCCGTTAGCGAAGTTACGTCCTGCAGTTTCTTCTGCAGCCATAAGCACGCTGATAGCTTCTTTGCCGAGAACGATTACGGAACTGCCGTCTAGTCCACTGCCACTAATATTAGTGTTAGTGGTGTGCCATATTTCTTTCTGTTCAAAGCGTCGGAGATTTCCTTGGCCGTCTGAATAGACCCAGTACGGTACGGGCCTGCCGGGTATGGTCAAATCCCATTTGTGATTCATGTGCCAAGCGTTTAATGGGATCAGTTGCAGCAGGTCACCCTTACCATCTCGAATAATCTGGCAGAATGCATTGCCGGACATAATCAATTGGGCTGCGAGGAACCACCGTAACTGATAAGAAGTCTGCCAATCATTCGGGCAGTATTTCAGCAGGGTATACAGGGCTTCATTTACCGCTTCCATCGTTCGTACCGCACCTGTAGGCGAGGTTGACCGCTTGCGAAGAATCAGGGGCATCTTTGCGATATCATTCGCCAGAGTTTTTACACCTGATAGGAATGTCGCAACCCTTACAGCAGTTTCATGCGTCACTACTTTCCCAGACGCGGTAGGAAATCCCATAAGCCCCTGCACAAAATCTGCGCTGGGATTCGCGAGGGTACAAGGACCGCCGTCATTCGTAAACTTTGTGAATCCTTCAACCGACAGGTTGAGGTTAATTAGCTTGGACATTGTCCCTCTCTATTTGCTAGTAACTGCCCAGAATGTAGACTTAGGCTTTTGGATATTCTCAGGATCAGTAGCGCGAGCAAGTGCCAAAATCATTGCTGCTGGTCCATCAATTTTCTCCCGGCGAAAGTCGCGGTCAGGTTTTATGAAGCCTGTGCCCTTCTGTGTGTTCCAACGAAGGTTAGATACTTGCCATCTCATGACCGGGTCGGCATCATGTGCAAACTCTTGTCTGAGAATCTTTCGCATCCACTCATTGGAAGGCCCCGATATCTTCATGTGAGACTGAGGAAAGGACACAAACTTCTGCATGGGAAAACCAGACTCGCCCAGCATCCTGATTAGTTCAGAAGACCACGCAGCGTCATACGCCAGTTCTACCAAATCAAATTGTTTGTTGATTTCGACAATTGCATCGGAGATATAGCGAACGTCTGTAAGGTTGCCCTCAGTAGTCTGTAGAAAACCCTGAGACTCCCAAACATCATATGGAACACGATCACGCTTCACTCTGACGGCTATGTTGTCCTTC